TCAACCTTGGGTGCCAAGAAGAACATAACCGAACTGTTGTTTCCTAAATCATACTTTATCCTTAATGGCATATTATCGCTGATTGACATTTCAATTTCAGATGCCAGTTTTGTAGTAATGCACATCTTGTTGATATAATTGATACTGTATGAGATATCAATGACCTGGCCTTCTGAGATTGAAAACTCGGACAAATCGTCTATTGGGATATTGACAAGCATCTCGCCTCCATCGCCCTTAGAAATCAGGTCAATCTTCTCTTCACTACACTTAATGTCAATGACGTCACCGAATATTGAAAGTTGCGAAATGAGTTCGTTCATTTTTTTTGCCTTAATGGAAAACTCAACATCATAATCAACACTGGGAATCTCAAGCAAGTCTGATTCCATATCAATTAGAGGAACCTTGAAATATTTGTTGAATTCTCCCTTTGCATTGGTCAAATCAATCTCAATAGAGTCTGCTTGTCCATCGTAATGAAGTGTTATGGAGTCTTGCTCCTGTGACATGGACAAAATTGTATGAAGAATTTGCGTATTTAAACAAACATTTTTTAGGTCATTTTCAAGAATCTCATATTTATCAAACCATACATTATAAATCCTTGCATCAAACAGGCAGACATGACTGCTATCCATGCCCTGAATATAAGCATGGTCTTCCAAGAATATAATGGTTACTGTTGAAGATGCGGATTTTAAAAGCTGAAACAGCGAAATGAAAATATCCTTCTTAGTCTTTTCCGTTATCGTGAGCAGCATTGTGTTTGTTTACAATAAAAAATGTATTTAATACATTTCAATTTTTTATCATAATTCTTTTTTATTCTGGTTTTATTCTTGTTTTATTCTTCATTAGCAAAAACTTTTACCAGAGTTCTCTTCCAATCTGTGTCAATCTCGCCAGTGTACTCGTTTAAAATATAACCAATCTCCGCAAAATAAATACCATTCATGCGCTCAGGTGCCTGATTCCACATGTCTTTGTGCCTAGGAGCAGTAGTTTTAATTGTAGTATTATTAAACTCAATAATTTTCTCCCTAAGAAGAACTTGGTCTTCAGGGATAATTTCCAATAGACGTTGAATAACATCCTTAACATCTCTATATGATTGCATTGTGATTTGGGTAAATTAATTACAAATGATTATTAGCATTTCAATTTTTTTATGAATAAAATTTTTATTCATCTTTCACTAATTGAATTTTTTGCTGAGTTCTCTTATCAATAAATGCGCCAACAATATTAAATAATTTTGAAAATATGAATGGAGCATTGTAAATATAACATGCGTTTAACTTTTCAGGAAAGGTTGTTTTTAAAACTTCGGATATTTGTTTTATAAAACCAAAATATTTTTCAATGTGGAGAAGCGTTAATGAATCCAAATTAACGTGAAGTATGAAAGTTTCATGTTTATGCAACGCACTTTTAATAACAGATACAATGTAGCTAATAACAAATTCATAATTGTCTGCAAATGCTATGAATTTAAAATACCTGTAATCAAGTATAATGTTTTCATAATTTAAGGAAAAACATAGTCTAGATAATACGTCAGTAAAACAAGTTTTCATAATATTTGCTTTTGCAATTTTAATATGTTCATTTGATGAAAATTGCGCATGGATTTGTTCATGAATGTCTAAAGTTTGGGTTATTTTTGCTGCATTCATATATTATTTATTATAAAGACACATTAAAAATAAATATACTGCGCAAATGTAGTTTATCATATAAATATTATATTCTTTTACTATAAATGGCATTTGCAGGATTGGCAGGAATTTCTCAAACTCCCTCAAGGGTTAACTATAACTAGAGCGGAAACGGCTTCATTTCAAATTTCTTAAATTGGAAAACTGATTAAGAGTAAAGTAAAAGCGGTTACAGACTCAGCCGCAGCCGGAGCTTTAACTGTGGGCAAGATATCATACGGCGCATTTAACCCAGTAGGCGGAGGGAAAAATAAAACAATTAAAAGAGCCACATGAATGCACAGTTATAAAAAATCAAATACATGTAAAAAACACAAAAGAGTAAAAAATAAAAACTCAAACAAAAAAATGCGATGTAAAAAACCTATTAAGAAACAAAAAATCTTAAAAAAAAGATGAGATTTTAAATAACAATGTTTGCAATAAAAATTGTTATTTGATAAATTTAACCATATGCCTGTCTCATTTCTCCATATGTCATGCGACGTCCAGTCTTTTTAATAAATTCCTTTTCTCCATTTTTCATTATATTTGTAAGCGAATCTTCATTAACATTTCCAATAATCTTTAATTCGGCGAGCATGCGTTCTCCATCTGCTTCTATTTTTTTTATAACATCCTGTACTTCTTCTGGGTCTTTTACTTTTTCAGGCGTAGATTCTGGGGTTGATTCTTGTGTAGGATTTTTAGAAACCTTAATGGTTTGTGATGCATCATCATTTTTATCCATTATGAATGTAATATATACAATTCTTTATATTATTCCAACATAAATTTAATTGTCACCCTCTTCAACGCTGGTGTTTTGAAGCCCAAGCAATGCCTGAGCGGACGCGTCGTCCACTACATTTCCGCTTACAATGTCGCCATCTTCGCACTCTTCGGCGTGGTCAACAAACTCGCCACCATTAAAAACAATATCAGAAAGGCGCTGATTTGTTTGCATAGTAAAAGACTGCAACTGCATCAACAACTCCTTAACTTGAATCATTTCGGTATTTAATGCATCAACAGATTCGGTTAATTTAGGGTTGACAGTACTAACAGGTGCAGTTGAAGCAACAACTGTTGGCTTTCTCTCGGCTAAAACCTTCTGACTCTTTTCAAGTGCCTCCAAACGTTGGGCAATATTGGCAAGAACTACATCATCAACAACTCTCGCATTTTCGCCTAAATTAGTTTGACTGTCCACCGGCATGTTCTGAACAATTTGTTCAACACGCCCTAAACGTAAAGTAATGAGGGCAATTGCGTCCGAAATAGAAAGCTTTGCTCCTTGCTGCATTTGTTGTCCTTGCTGCATTTGTTGCCCAGGGCGTCCATTCATCTGCTGTGGTTGGGGAAACGAGTCTCCTCCAGCTCGTCTAGATCTTGCCGCTGCATTTGATCTTGCGCTACTCATAATAAAGTTATTAAATAATTTGTTTTTAACTTATTTACGCGCAACTATTTAATAAAAATCAAAATAAAATCTGCCGTTATTTTATAACAATGCAAAACTTGTTTATTTATACTATGATGTTTTTTCATTTCCTAATATTTTCGTTGCCAATATTTGTTATTTTATTAAGCGACAGTATATTTGTATTAACCGCAATGAATTTATTTTTTATAATAACCTTAATCCTAAATTATTATTACGGAGATTGTCCAGTAACTCAAATTGAAGAGCATTACGGAGACACAACAATGATTGACACTGCAAATAAATTATTTCCTATAAAATATGATAAAAAAAATCGTAACGTTGTCACTCTTCAGTGGATATTTATGGCCACATTAGTTGCAACAACTAAGATATTGTTGCTATTTATTAAATCGTCATTAAAAAAATATATCTGCAAATAATAAACAGCATGAATAAAGAAGAAAAACAAGCCAAATATAACAAAGAAGATCCATTGATTGTAAGTTTATATAAAATATACTTCATAAACTTTGCGGCATTTTGGGTTCTTTTTACATATATTTCAATCATTGCTTATAAAACAGACCATAATTACATCCTTTCTCTGTTAACGTTGTTTTTTGCTGAATATTGGTGTTATATTACGCATCATATAACGCATAATAAGAATTTTGAGTTTATTGGTTTCATGCATTTATTTCATCATAATCCAAAATATGCAGACGCTACTTGGGTATTTGTTATTGAGTTATTGTTAAACTTCTTCTTATATGGAGGGTTTGTTTTGATATTTTTAGGAGAGATAATTAAAAAGCTATTTTCAATAAAAATATTTAATAACTATGTTCTATTTTTTTGGTCAATAGTATATAGCTCTTATCATCTCATTAATTTCCATTATTTGAAATCGCCCACACATAAAGCGCATCATCTTCAAAATGGTAAATTAAATTACGGACCAGATTGGATGGATATTATTTTTGGAACAAAACTGCACAATAATAATTTTGAAGATTTTAATAGTTCAGTTTTAAATGGTCTTATTGGTTTAATTGTAGTATTGTTGTTGAAACAGGCAACATACGATCCAGTCCGTTATATTGAAAGCTTATTTTAGGAAGAGTTTATTTAGCAAAAGACAGGATTTACTTATTTTAATTTCTTTTTATAAAACATATGGACAGTCTAGACGATTCAAAATTATCATCAAAATTAGGTTTTTTTAAATATGTTTTTAATTTTGACGATGACACAAAAGCAGATTTATTAAACATTACGCAATATGCATTGTTGTCGTTTGTTCCTATTGTAATTTTAAATAAAGCAATGCAAAAATTTGTTCCGGAGGCGGACGATGAAAAGGGAAGTTTTGAAATTTTAGCAGAAGTTATTGGTCAAATTGTAGTTATGTTTATAGGTCTATTTTACATACATAGAATTGCGACATACTTGCCAACATACAGCGGAACCAAATATCCTGATACTAGCGTGATATTTATTATATTGTCTGTTTTACTCATTACGTTAAGTTTACAAACAAAGTTGGGAGAGAAAGTCAGCATCTTATTTGACAGATTGGTTGATTTATGGGAGGGCAAATCAGCCGATGATAAAAAGAAAGGTAAAGGAAAGGGTAAGGGAAATGTGAAAGTATCTCAACCCATTGCTGGACAAAATCAATTGCCCAATAATGCAAGTGCCATGGGGAATTCACTTTATGGTGGAATGAGCCAAGGAACCACGTCAATTAGCAGCTTGCCCACTGAGACAGTTCAACAAAACGCGCCAGATTACAATGCAATGTATCGCAATGATGCAACACCAATGCCCGGAGCGGCAACACCTGGAATGGGAGACCCATACGGTGGAATGATCATGGCGGCCAACGAAGTTCTTGGTGGCAGCGCGTTTGGCGCTAATTGGTAAAAATTAATCATAATAATAATTTTATTAATATGATTTCAAAGTTATTATTTTATTTAATCCAATGATGGCGAACCTTTTTATGAATTGCAATATAAGAACAACCAAATTCTATTTTATCAATAGAATATTAAAATAAGTTATCAGTTTTTTTTAAAATTTTAAATGGATCAACGCAATTATCTCTAATGCCCTCAGATGAATCATACCTCCATTGATTTAAAAATGGAATATAATTGCAAAAATATTGCAAATGATTTGGATAAGAATTATTTATATAATTTCCAACCTTATAACATATTGTATCTTCAACTATATACAAACCGTTGTCATTCAACAATGGGAACAATAATTCAAATGATTGTATAACATCAGAATTTGAATGTCCACCATCGTCTAATATAATATCAAATGCGCCATATTTTTGAGTAATGCTTTCAATAAATGATCTTTCTGTTGCATTTCCAATCTCCACAAACACGTTCTTATCAATACTTTCAAAATTTTTGCATCTGCAATCAATGTCTAATCCCACCAAACATTTTGCATTATTAAAATACTCCCTGAAAGCATTAATGCTTCCTCCATTGAAAACGCCAATTTCAAGATATTTTAAAGGGTTGTCTTTATAATTTCTAAGCAGGTCTCCATATTGTCTGGTATAATTATGAAAACAAGATTTTTTGTCTGTGTCATACTTATCAAATATAGCGTCCAGTGAACGCAGATTATTAATTTTATGAGAAGTTGATTCAATTAAATTTCCAGAATATTTTTTTAATAATAACTCGGAGTTGTTCCCTTTTTTAATGCCAACAAAATATAAATCGCAACTTTCACCGTTATAATAGCTTTCCCACGTTGAAAACAATTCATTCAAATTTAAACAAGCATTTAAATCTAACACGGTAAGATTTTTATAATAATCTTGCATATCTTCCAGATTTCCAATAGTACCGTAAGAATCCTGTGGACTAGTTCTTCGCGTTCCATGTTCCGGTCGTCCAGTTGACGCGCACGTAAAACAAAATAAGCCGTTTGGTTTTAACATATCATATATTTTTTTAAAAGACTCTTTATACTCAGGGTCGTGTTCAAAACATTCAGTTGAAAAAATAGTATCAAATTTTTCATTGTCAAACGGCAAATCTTTTGTTTTTGATACAATTGTAACATTTTGCGCTTTTATTACATCATTTGCATGATAATCGCAATTTTCAAATAAAAATCTATTATTTCCATTTATATCTCCTGCCCCCACATCTAAAACGGTTTTATTAATAAAATAATTACCTAGAATATTTTTAATAAAAATTGTAAAATCTCGCGATTGAATGTGCATTTAATGATATTAATTTAAATGTTTAAGTTAAAATATATAATTACTTTTTATTATACACCATAATTTTCAAAGCCATAATTAATGTTGGATAAACATTTTAACACTTTTTGATGGTCGTGGTCTATATTGCTGCCAATTGTCGTTTCTTTTCCTTCTTGTATAATTAACCAAGGAAAATAAGAATATGAATGACCATTCAACTCCAATCGGCTTGTCATCCAATCACTGGCTGCGTAGTTATTTTCAAACATTGAAAGTAAATTTTTGGCGCCCTTTTTGGATAATATATAACCACCGCATAAGTATTGCTCAGTTACTTTTACCCATTTATCTCTAGGTTCAATAGGTTCTGACGCATTTAGCAAAATCATGTCCCAATCAGGGTCATTTACGTCTGTAAAAAACTGCTGCAACTTTTGTTTCCAATTTCTATCAAAACACGCGTCATCTTCTAAAATAAACGCATATTCTAAATTTTCAGAATTTGCAAAATGTTTCCATATATGCAAATGTGATTGCGCGCATGCTTTTTGAACAGAACTTAACGAATGCCAAAAGTTATCCGACATTTGACCATTGTCTGGAGTTGCAGCAATCCATCTAGCTGCATCTAAATGAGAATTTTTAAACCGACGCTCCATTTTATTCCATCTATCTTCATTAGAGATTAAAGAAATGCAAAAGGTATTGGTTTTGTTGAATGAAAACTTAACCTCCTCTTGTTCACAATAAATAAAATAATTATTTTTTTCTAAAATTACAGTGAATTCGTCAAAATCTCCAAGCGTCATTCTATGACAACTAATTATATTACTCGGCTTTATCTTTTTTCCACAACATACAAATGTGTTATTATGCGCCAAACCTTTATGATTGCAACCAACAAATTTGTCATTTAAAGTTATGATTTTTAATCCATAACCAAGAACATTCTGTAAAAAATAGCTAATAGCGACGTCGCAAGCAGACAATAAATAATCGCAACCATATTTATTGCAAATTTTACCCCATTCCAAAAACATGTTCCACAACTTATAGTAAATCAAATGCAAAGATTCTTTTGATAAGATAAATCCAGCTCCAGAATGAAAATAACAATTATAATCTCCAATCATTCTGTTATGTCCGTGACCTCCAATATACAATGGTTCTTCACAGTTGAAATTTTTTACAAACGCTAACATTTTATCAATGTTGACGTATGTGTCAGAACCACACACAAATATATAATCTGCATTATAATTCTCATAAATATATTTAAGTCCAAAATTTTGTTTATCGCTAGCAGATTCGTAATCGTTTTTTACATTTTTTAAATAAATGTATTTTGAATCATTTTGTAGCTCAGTTTGTTCTTCTCCTAAAAAGTATAAAACTTTTATACCTTTTTCTGCTGCTCGTTTTCCCCATGTTTCTTCAATCTTTAAAATTTCGTCCTTGTATTTGGGAATAGTAGCGCATGCAAAAACGCAAATAATTAATTCATATTTTTCTTTGAATAAATTTGCGAATTTAAACTGCGAAATATAAAACCCAGCATTTTTATCAAATTCATTTTTCATATAAGGATTTTTTTCGCGCACCGAGTAAATGTGGTTTACAATTTTAATGCATTCGTTGGGTTTATAATAGTAAGCCGAAACGTAATAACTAAATAAAATTTTCATGTAAAAATCCCAAGTTACATGCACTTTAAAAGATTCTATTTGTTTTAATAATGTAACAGAACAATCATACGATTCTCTGTAATAACCAAATTGTAAATATCTATTTAAGATAATATTATAAATGTAATCAAAATTTCTAGTAGGTTCAATAAAATTATTAATCATTTGTTCATAATCTCCATAACCGCGAAATATGTCATCATAAAATTCATCTAGGATTTCTAAATATAACATTTCATCACCATGCCCATAACCTAGTTCAGTTGTTTCAATAAAGATTTTTTTAAGTCGCGTAAGAATTTTTAATCCAATTTCTTTTCCACATGTAAAAAATCCACCACAAACAATATATCTATAAGTTGTGTAATATTCATCAATTAACTTTTTATCTTTATAATTTTTATCGCATACATTCAAAATTTGAATATGAAATTTTTCCGAGATATTATGCAAATTGTATAAAAATTTATCAATAGAGTAATCTTCGCAAATGCGCATTTTTCCATTTGAATCTAAAAAAGAATCTAGCCACGCAAATTTTGTTGTGTTAAATGGATTTAAATCAATAACATTTAGAACAAAATCCATTTTGTTACAATTAATCGCGTGAGTTTCTGGACAGTTTCTTTCGTCGCGAGTATCCCATTTTTTTGTTCTATTATTTTTTATTTTATCAAGATATTGATAAACCCACAAATTCTCAAATTCAATTACTACATATTTTGTTATATATTCCATTCCATATTTATTTCTTAATTTTTTTATGTCATCAATAAGCATTTTATCTGTATAAACAACCATATAAACAGGCAATTGCATAACAACATCTATTTGTTTTATTGTTTGTTCCAAACTTCGCGCTCCATTATGAAATCTAGATAAATTATAACATCCTGTAACCAAAGTGCAATCAGGTATTATATTTGCCATAATAAAAAATGCAATATAATTTTATATCATTTAAAAGAACTTATATAAAACTAATTTAATGCGATACTATATAAACCATAAATCATGAACGTTGAAAAACTATTAAAAGCTCTAGAAAATGAGGAGAATTCAAAATTTATGAATTTAACCACAAAGAAAATTAATAATATGAAACTAGATATTTTGAAAGAGTTGCAATTATCGCAAAAAGAAATAACTGAAATAATGCAAAAATTAAAAGAGTATATGTATGTGGATGAGATGAATGAATTGCGACACGGTGCTTTTATAAGATGGATACCTATTAAAGACCCAGATAATTTGCATCTAACTGCAGGTGGGATTCTATGTGAAATAAATGTAACGGACGACGGCGTTTCTCTCACGTGTAAGAACTTTGCTCACAAGCATTATCAAATAAAGATGGAGGAGTGTTTAGTATTCCAGAAGCTAACAGCTCAAGAACAAGTACTTTTATCTGCAATGGATCATCTTTCAAAATAATGAATCGCACGCAGACCGATGTTTAATGGCGGCGTTTTCTAGTTTTATTGCATCCACAATCTTTAAATAAACCTGGAATAAATTTTCCAATCTTGATAAATGCGATTTCAACTGGTTTTAACCCACGTTTAATAGTTGAAACGAGTTTTCCGTTCTTGTAATATTTAACACTCTTGTGACCTTTCCCCTTCTTAATAAGAACCTTTCTAACTGTTTTTTTTCCGCCAGTTTGATGGGTCTGTGTATTAGAATAATTGAACGCAGAACTAGGAGTAGAAGGAGTAGACATTTATATATTTTACAAAGAAAAAATAAATAAATGAGTAATACATAATGAAGGAATTGTATGTTCATTTGTTTCATATTTTGATAGTTGGAACCCTATTCTTGTATGTAGGAATTAAGTCAACGAGTGTACCAGCATTTATGTATCCAATTTTAGTAGCTTTAGGCATTATTATTGTTTTTTATCACGCATACAAGACTTATCTTAAAGTTAATGCAGGTAAAAATCCATGGGTTAATTTGTTTCACATATTTGTAGTTGGCCCCATTTTGGTTTACATTGGCTACAATAAACAAGCAACACCTAGACAAGCATACGAGCTCCTCTTGATGCTTGGTTTTGCGTCAATTGGTTATCACGGTTATTACGCTATAACCGGTGATAAATAAACTAAACACCTATATTCAAGTTAATATTTAAATATAGATGTATAACGCATTTTATCATTTAAATTAGTTCTTTCACCCAAGAAATCAAAATACCTTTTTGATAATTTATACTGCTCCGGTTTTTTATTTTTTAATACATTTAAACGAACTTTCATAATCATAGCTACCTGCCAAATTCGTTTGTGTGTATATTTTTTATCCTTATATAATTTTTCAAGTTTGTCAATTGTATTTTTAACGTCTTCTAATGTTTTATATTTAATATGAATTGTGTCTTTTGGGTTTTTATCTATATAAACATCAAAGGATTTCTTTGGATTATTGGGATTGTATAAAAATTGTTTTTTTGTTTTTGATTTATTAGGCATTTTTTTATGCGTGCGTTTTATTGTCTTCATAACATATGAAAAGAAATAAAAATATCTAAAAATGTGAGTTTGAATAGTTTAGAAAAGGGGCTTATTTGTAACTAATTCTTGCGCTATCATTCCTAATGAAGCAATCATGGCAAGACGTCCGTGATTTACTTCAGCCTCCAACATAAATGTCTCATCTTTGTTTAAAAATGACTTGGGTAGTGAAAATCCAAGGCTGCCAGGTTGATAATCCTCCTTCAATACAAATAAGTTTGATGAACTTTTAAATGGGTCCTCCCAACCTAATAACATAGATTGCAATTCAGAAGCAGCAACAGCACTCACAAACGCGGACACAGTAATTGCGTCTGCATTATCTAAAACGTGAATACCTTGTTGATGAGTAACGAGTTCAGTTACAGGAATTGCTACTGCTGATATCATACCCCATCTACCGTGTTTTAGTTCAGCTTCACGAAGCCTTGACAATTCACTCTCTGGCTTACCCTTAGCAAAGCCAAGGGGGTCAAAATAACCAAGAGGTCTTGTCGCTCCGTAAAAGTTAAAACTATTCACGCTACAACAGAAAAGAAAAAGCAAACCAACAATATTTCGCATTTATACACTATTTGTTTTGTTACTTTTAAGTATCTTTAAAACAATTAATAACTAAAGTTTCAATTTCAGCAGTTGCTATTGACCCATTTTTTAGTAACAACTGCTTCCACGCTTTCAAGCGCGCCTTGGGTCCAACCTTGATTCATGCTTATCATCTCTCCGACAACAAGCATTCCTGGTATAGGATTCTGTGCTTTCTTGATAAAATCCTTGCGGTTCTTAAATGGACCATGCAAAGGTTCGTAATAATGAGTACCAATTGGCCAATAAAAGTCCTTAATGGCAATCAAATTCAATGCGCCATCAGGAATTCCAAGGGCGTCTTCCAAAAGATCGCAAAAATAGTCTCTATTTTTTGGAGTATTTTCTAGATGGTCTTTCAAGAATTTGGCGTCTTCATTATCAGTGTAAGCAATCATATACACGCCTTTCTCCGCGTTCATAGGTATAATTTTTTTCAAAGGTCCTGGAACAACAGTATATCCATGAACAAACTGCTTCATTATCTCCGCAGAAGCCTTAGTAAATTTTCCATATAAACGCAAAAATGTTTGACCGTGAATCTGTTTATATATGGTTTCACTGGGAAGAAGTTTTTGAACGCTGCTTATTGTGGTTGCTAATATGACTTTATTGCATGAATAAGAAACATCTTTTTCTGTGTTCACAATAAAGTTGCACGGAGAAACCGCTTTAATTTCAGTTACATTACTAGAAACGCGTATATTTTGAAATCCAACTTTTTTAGAAATGGTATCAACTAAGAGCTTCCATGGAATATGAAGCGCCGTCCAGTGGCCAAAGTTGTCATCAAACCCATAATTAAAAAGTGTGTCTCCGGCGTCTTCATTTTCATAGTCTGTATAACCAGAGCAGACAGTAAAACGTTTATACACAACAGGTCCTAGAATGGGCAATGCAAACTCTTTAAACGTTTTTTTTACCTGATGTTCTTTAAATTGTTTTTTTAATATATTAAATAGCTTCTTTGTGTCACAAGGAGGCGAAATAGTTTGCGCGTAATTGTGCGACACTTGGAATTCGCCGTAGGGTATTTTCAGTTCTTTTAATAGGTCAATCAGCAAATAATCCTTTTCCTTGCGTCCAACACCTGCACCATTTACGACCTGGACTCCTTGAAACATTTCATTTCCGAGTCTTCCGCCAAGCCAGTGTTTTTTATAGCGTTCAAGAACAAGCAACTTTGTTTCTGGGGCCATTTTAAGGATTTTATATGCACTATAAAGACCGGAAATTCCTCCGCCTACAATAATAATATCATATTTATTATGCATTGACATATAATTATGATAGATAATAATTTATAGATGCTAAACGACCGCGTCTAACGCTTTTTTTGCGTCTTTGTTTTTTTGGTTTTTGGAACAATCATTTTCCTTGCAGTCTTTTTCAATTCAACGTTGCGTCCATTTTTGCATTTGAATTTACCGCGTGAAAGCCCTTTTCTGTTTAAAACCGCTTTAGTGCAAATGCCAATAGCGCGTGATTCATTGTCTGGACCACCAACTTTTTTAATGCAAGAACACAACTTCTTTGCTAAAATTTTTTCAGCAGTTGTTTTAATGTCAGTCGCATTTTTTGGAACTGTTAATCCATAATAATCAAGAATTTTTGAGTAATCCGCTTTTGTAATTTTATAAGGCATTTGATTTATATTATGCAAATATTTAATTTAGCGACTAGTTAAAAAATTAAATTAAAAAACTAAATTAAACTTATAAATGGAAATAACGATAACAGAAAAGGATAATAAACACTTGTTTAATAATGTCGGCATTCCAAAAAGAATTTTTCAAACGCACAAGTCTATTCAATATATTCAAAGTAAGCCTAAATTGCAAATTGCAATGAGAACTTGGAGACGGTTTGTTCCTGAATTTGGATATCATTTCTATACAAATGAAATGTGCGACGAATTTATGCGAACAGAAATGGTTGCAGAATTTGGAGATGTTATATACGACGTTTATAATAAACTTCCATTGCCTGTAATGAAGGCAGATTTGTGGCGTTATTGCATTATATACAAATATGGTGGAATATATGCGGACACTGACACTATATGCAAATGCAATCCAAACATATTTACAACGCATGACGCAATGATTGTTTGTGCACCTGAAGATGACACATTGCATTTATGTCAATGGACGTTCGCTGCGCCTAAAAATTCACCAATTTTAAAATCTATTATTGAATTGTCAATTAAGAGGATTTTAAATATTCCAGTTATTAAAGGAGAACATATTGTCCATTTTTTAACAGGTCCTGGAGTTTTTACAGATGGAATTGAAAAATATTTACAGGAAAATAATATGAAAACGTTTAAAAATAAGAAACAATATGCATGTTATAAAAATAGCGCAATGATATGTTTTATTTCAGAACATTTTCACCAAACAATGATACAACATTTATTTGCAGGAAGAGAGTTAGATGGTTGGAGTAATGAACGCTTTCAATGGTTGATGTAATTAATTTTGCGTCTTTTTCTATTTTTTCTTTTTAATCGTCTAGTTTTAACCCTCTTAATTTTAGTCTTCTTATTTTTTTACTTTTTTGCATTCTTTTTCCACCGAGGCCGACGGTTGCAGAATAAGCGTGGTCTATAAAATCGCACATTGCATCTTCTATAAATTGAAAAATAACAGCATAACTTGTGTTTTTATCGCCCATAAAATATGCTTTACACCATTGAAGATTTAAAATGGGACAAAAATAATATAAAGATTTTTATATTATTTTATAAATGAAAGCTACTATACAACATATAAATATTTATAATGATGGTTTAATTGAAATGGTTGTAATTTGCAATAATTGTAAACATACAAATTACCATACTATAACTCATTCCTCTACAAAAAATGGTGATAAAACTACTATTGACTTTTCTAAATTAGGTAAAAGGTGGTGTGATAATCATGGAAAACTAAAAAATTCAAATTCAGTTTGTTATGCCGATTATAAATTATATATGTAAAAGGTATCATTTTAAATCTTCAAGGGTGTAAATCCTGATTATAATTTATTTATGCATTTATTTATAAATTTTGCGCGCTTTCCACAAAATATTATAATGAATAAATTTTTTATTTTTTTCTTGTTCGTGATAATATCCATTATACATTTTTAAAATGGCAACATTTTTATAAAGAATAAATTTATCTCCGGTTGGTTTATTCCAAATATGTTCTAATTCAATACTTTTTCTCCCTTCGCCAATAAAATGAGATACTAGTCCTGGACCAGTTGGATCCACGCAACTACCTCCATAATATCTATTTTTAACATTCTCTACAATTTGATTAATGCATTTAAGACAAATCTCGTTGTTTGGTTTAACTGCTATAAGAGCGTTATAAATATTATTTCCATCAATGTCAAGCACCCAATGTTCTTTTTCAGTAAGCTCAATAAATCTGAAAGAGTTTATGCAACCGTATTTGATATCTAAATATATTCCACCATTTTTATATAGAATGCAGTAACGCCACAAATCGGCTTTATATGCACCAGGTATTAATGAATCAAATGCTTTTAATACGCAAATATCAAAATTATTGGCAATAAATTCTCTACAATCGTTGTCATCAAAAAGGAAATGTTCAAATCTTGGATGTTTTAATTTTAATTTATCAACTGATTGCCTCATTTTTATAGGCAAATCTTTAGAATGCCATGTTTGGTAAATTTTTAATGGTATAACAACGTTGTATTCTATTTTTTTGCTTTTTTCATAGTTTAAAATTCTCATTTGTTGCAGTTTAAGTGCATTTATTTTATTTATTAGAACCTGTTTTTTATCATCATAAGTATGAATTAATTTTTCACCAACTTTTCCAGATAACATATAAATGTCACACAATATAATTTTTTCAAAATAACTATTTTTTGTATATTTAAAATATACAACTATTTTAAATGCTTCTAAATAAACAAAAAATAGTGGTCTTTGACATGGATGAAACTATGGGTTATTTTGTTGAGTTGGGAATATTTTGGGATTCATTAAATAATTATGTTAACTTGCATTATCCGGAAAATAAAATTAATTTAAATCAAAATGATTTTAATAACATATTAGACATGTTTCCTGAATTCTTGCGACCTAATATTTTCAATATTTTTAATTTCTTAAAGGAGAAAAAGATTAATAAACAATGTCACGGAATAATGATTTACACAAATAACCAAGGCCCTAAAGAATGGGTAAATTATATTAAAAATTATTTTGATTCTAAAATGAATTATAAAATATTTAATCACATTATATCTGCTTTCAAAATAAATGGAAAAAGAGTAGAATTGTGTCGGTCTAGTCACGAAAAATCAATGAAAGATTTAATAAAATGCACAAAACTTCCAAAAGATGCTGAAATTTGTTACCTAGACGATACATATTATCCGAAAATGAATTATGAAAATGTTTATTACATTAAAGTTAAACCATACACGCATGATTTGGAGTTTGACGCAATGATTCAACGGTTCATTAATAGCAATGCGCCGCTTTCTAGGAAAATTATTGAAAACTTTAATAATGATGATTTTGTTGGTTTTATGAAAGAGAATATGAAAAAATTTGAATTTATTTATACAGAAAAGGATGATAAAGAGTTTGAGATTGACAAAATTGTTACAAAAAAAATAATGGAGCATTTAGATTTATTTTTTAAAAAGAAACCACGCGAACAGAGCAATTCTGCATCTACTTCTAGTAAGAAAATAACTAGAAGACATAATTTAAAAAATATCAATAGATCAAATAAACAAAAAACTAGAAAAACTTATTAATAACGCCAAATGGGATTTTAGACATTATTGTATTCTTTGCATCCATTAAATAGTTTGTAAGTATTTGATTAATTGCGCTAGTTGTAAATAAGAATATTCCTGCACTAAATGCTATTTTTCTATCTAAATCAGTAAATTGAATTCTTCTAAAAGGATTAAAGCGCCATAATAAGAATAAGCTAATATATATTTTAACGTAATAATCTAATAATTCTAAATATTGTGGCGCGTTTTTAAATATTCCAACCGCAAATAATATATACAGTAAATAAGTGATAACTATAAACACGTTAAACCAAAAATTTTGGACCTTGTATAAATTTTTTTGTATTGACATTTTCTTATTATATACAACGAATAAAATAAACACATTAATTTTATTTTATTCAGCTCCCTTAAAATAAGAAATAAAATGAAATTTTAGGATTATGTAATAGGGGATTGTGGATTCTCCACTAATTTGTCTCCGTTTTAACTTCATTGTATATTTGCAGCGTTCTAGCACTTGCGTCTTTAGCTTTAACATAACGCGGCATCCAAAAATAAGGGACCACGTTTCCTAGCCCAGGATAGTAACTCTCAAAAATACTGCGATAATAATTTTTTTCATCAGTGTCTGGAGCATTGTGGTCGTACGTCACATTAAAAATATCTTGAGAGGCAGAAATTGAAACAACCTTTTCTTGTATAATTTCATATAAAGATCTTGTTGTTTTGCTAACTCCATCGCTGAACGCTTCCTTAGTCCTCCACAAAACGCATTTTGGCAATAATGCGCTGCCATTTGAATCCAAATAATTGTCCTCACTAAACGCACTTCTTAGCAAAAATTTTTCGCACTGCTTGTTGCCTTTGTGAAATCTTAGAGACGGATCAATGCTCAAGTAATACTGAACCCATGTTCTATCCAAAAATGGCGTTCTAGGCTCCAAACCATGAGATGAAATGCACTTATCGGAACGCAAAACATCAAATGCATGAATTTCCCTCAAAAGACGCCGGCATTCCTTGTCAAACTCAATTGCATCTGGTGCTGCGTGCATATACAAATAACCTCCACACAACTCATCTGATCCATCGCCATTGAAGATAACCTTTGCGTCGCTGTTTGCCGCAATATATTTTCCCAACAAATAATTTCCAATGCTAGCTCTTACTGTGGTAGTATCATAGCTTTCAATAGTGCAAATAACCTCTGGAATTGCGTCAACAAAATCCTGCTCAGTCAATAAAATTTCAGTGTGATTTGTTCCCAAGTAATCTGCAACAATGCGAGCATATTTCAAGTCTTCTGAACCTTCCATACCAATACTAAACGTTTCCAATGGCTTATCAGAATTTTGCTTGTGGAATTCATTTACAAGAGCAGTAATTATACTACTATCTAAACCACCGGATAATAAACAAGCAATGGGGCGTTCCGTAATTAAAACTCGCTTCTTAACGGCTTCTGACAAATAATGTTGAATATTTTTAAACGTCCTCCCAACATCATATTGCAATTCATTAATAACGCTAGAAAAACCTGTAGAGTGATATTTGTAGTGCTCTTTTTTAAGCTCCCACTTTGGAGATACTTTATATTTCATGATAAACTTGCTATATGTTCCTGGTATAAAATGTTCAACCGCGTGGGTTGGAAGTGTTTTAGAAAATTCTGACAACTCCTTTAGCTCTGAAGCAAACCCATAAATAGGAATTCTATCATCTGGGCCGACAGTTTTTTGGTTTAGCACATACAATGGCCTCACACCATAAGGGTCTCTTGCAACGTATATCTTTGATATTGGGTCATTTATGTTAACCTCGCAAAGAACAAATGCAAATACACCATCCAGCATTTGCAGAGTCTGCTTCATTCCATACCTTTTGTATAAGTGAATAATAACTTCGCAATCAGACTGTGTTACAGGAGTAATGCCCATTAGAGCATATAGCTCCTTGTAGTTATAAATCTCACCATTGCAAATAACAGCCGTATCGCCGATTATAATTGGTTGATTAGAGACATCATTCAAACCATTAATAGCCAAGCGATGAAACCCCAATAAACACTGCAATGTGTATGATAACATTTTAGAAAATTCAGGCCCTCTGTTTTGGCCCTTCATAAATTGGTCATTAATAAATTTTTGTTGAAACAAGTTGTCATTGTTTAATAATGCAAATATTCCACACATGTAGTTTCCTTATTAATTAAGGCCATTTTTCTTTATATTGATTTTATACATTTAGAAAAGTGTAGTAATGTTAAAATAAATTATATTTCAGTATATTAATGACAACTCAACAAGGGTCAAGAGAATGTGCATCTCAAATAACAAATTCTATTAATACGCGCATATATGATAGAAATATTCCATCTCATGTATTGCAGCCTTATTTAAGTGTTAGGCCTGTTATGACAAAATATTCTATTATGCCCATTGTGGATCCTAGAGCTCCAATTAAAACGCCATTGGTTCAACAGCCGGTTTATAGTACAACCGAAGTGTTTAATCCAGGAAATACACAATCCCCTTGGTCTGGATTTGCAACAAACATTAACACTGAATCTGAATTAAGAAATCAAATTTACGCGCTTCAATCGTGCAGCCAATCTGTATACGTTCCAAGTTCAAATAGTGATTTATATAAATTTAATTTCAAAAACAATAATGGCAATTTGCAACAGCCGTTTCCTGGCTTATTTCAAAATGAACATTTTAATTCCTTTAACCCAAATCCTGAGAATATTGGCCAAGGTTTATTTCAAAATTGCACTAGACAGCAGCTTAAAGATTTAACGCCAAATAGTTCATGTGGAAAAAATAAAAAATAAAAAATATAATAAACAAATTAAAAGGCATAAGCGTTTTCTTTAAAATATAATAAATGATATCGGAAAATATAATATCAAATTTAAATTTAGAATGTTTAATGAACAAAGCGCAATACGAAAAATACTTTAAACAAGGACAAGAAAATTCAAATAATAAAATCATCAATAAAAGGGAAAAACGCTTTTATAAGAGACGCATCTTTGATTTAACAAAACAATTATTAAATAATGAAAAACCGGAGATGATGTTTCCAGATGTTGCGTCAGCGTTTGATTTATACGCCAAAGTTTGCGTTGAATATTTTAAAGCTTTAGATAAAACAGATATAATTCAGTCCGACTACAAAGAATTTGTTAATAACGCTGCATCAGAAAGTAACACTCTATCAGAAAGCGAACAAGCAGAATTAAATAAATTATTGATGCGTTCTATTAAAATAACCGAACCGAATGCTCTTGAAAAACTAGTTAAACGAACAACTGCAAAAATATGCAAAAATCCCCCAATTATTCCACTACAAAAAGATATAAATTTGAAAGATCCAGTGTTTAAAAATAAAGGTATTCGTAAAAAGAATAATATCAATAATAAATATGAGAAACCCTCAGAGAAAAAAGAAACAGACGAAACAAAAGAAACATCTTAAAAATACGCAAAAAAAAATATCTTTGTCAAAGAAACAGAAGCATCAAACTACAAGAAGAAACCATTTATTTAGAGAAAAAATGATGAAGGAATTAAAAACAGTAAAATTGAGATGTAGTCCACAGACAGCAGATAAAAAATACACTTGTTTAGAAGACGAAACCTTGTATAAATTAAAAGATTTGTGGAATGCTCGTCACGCAGATTCTAAAATTGAATCAAATGACGCAAAAGATATTTGGACGCAGTTGAATAGCAAGCTAAGAGGAGTTTGCAATAAAGAATCGTGTTGGTTAAAACAAAAGTTTGTTGATGGAAAATTAGATAAAGAGTTGAATTCGTCTTTCGCACCAGTATCTCCCAAGGAGTGGAGCAAAAATCCAAATGAATGGTTGTCAAGCACCGATATATTAGACGTAATGAAACAATATGAAATTAAATATAAGTGCTTTGATTTTATTGGTCCATCGCCAATTGATTTTGACACGCATAAATTATACGGAGAATGCGTTTGGGAGGAGCTGTGCCATTTCAACATTGAAGATGAAATAAAAAATAAACGTTTTAAAATAGGAATGATATTTAACTTGGATCCACATTATAAAGGAGGATCGCATTGGGTATCAATGTTTGTCAATATTAAAAAGGGGGAGATTTTTTTCTTTGATAGCGCTGGGGACAAAGCACCAAAACATGTGATGAAATTGGTCAATCGCATTATTAAACAAGGAAAACAGTTGAAAATTCCAATTACTTTTAAATTTGACCAGAATTATCCAGTTGAACATCAATACGGAGACACTGAATGTGGCATTTATTCTTTGTATTTTATTGCACATATGTTGGAAGATCGTCATGACAGCACCTACTTTAAAACGCATATATTAGATGATAAATATATGGAGCAATTTAGGAAGGTTTATTTTAATAAGGAACTGTAATAACACGCAAAAGTATATAAATAATATTTTGCTATTAATTATATACAATTGAGAAATGTCTAACGCACAAATAAACATAGCTTTCATTACAAGAGAGAATATTGAAATGCTTTGGGAAATAATTTTAGACGATATAAAGGAACATTTAAATTCTCAAGAAAAGGTCACTCATGCAAGAAATTTTTTTATAAATCAAGCTAGAGCATTCTTTGAAAGAGAGAAAAAGGTGCAACAAAATTTAATGCAAATGAATAAAAAATTTATTGGTCAAATCATGACAAGTTTTAAACAACAACCACAACAACTTCAACAACAACAAAAAATAAACATTTCTAACAAAGAACCAACCAATTTCACTATAGAAGACTTGCACAGTGAGAGACTTAGTGCGTTTGAAAAATCTCTCGCGGAAAAGAAAAACGACTTTATGAACTCAATGTCAGTTCCTGTTCCAGAAGCTCCGAAATTTGGCGATGCTGAATTAGATAAACCGATTGGAGGTGCCATGGATGAACTAATTGCGAGGACCTTAGCTCAACGAAATTTTGATATAGAAAATATTCATAAAAGTGTGAATAAAAATGAAATTGAGAAATGGTTAAAACCAACAGAAACATCTCTTAAAAGTGAAAAAATACAGGATTCTGAAAATTCCAAAGTTAAAATGGAACAAAAACAATTGCAATATCAATACGTTAACCAGCAAACGCCAAAGTTAATACAAATTGGTCCAGTATTAGAAAAAACAGAAAAAACTGTAACTTGGGGCCAAAATTTGGAATATGAATCTACGACAAGAGACTTAAATGGAATTAACTTGGACATTCAAGAAATTGACCCCACAAACAAACCTTTGCAAAATGACATATTTTCAAAATTAAAGCCAGCAAAAGAACCACAAAAACAGCAACTAGATATAAAAGAGGAATTAAAAATTATGCACGAACGCATAAACAATTTAGATGAAAAAATAAATACAATTTTATCTATTATAAGCAAAATAAAAATTGATTAATTTTGCAATAAAAATTATAAAGACAAATAATAACAAACAAGTATGAGAGTTTTAAGAGCGTTATTAATGCATTTACTATTAAGTTCAAATATTTCCAAAGTTACTGGGTTTTGGTCACCATTTAAACATACAAATGAACGTCCAATAAAAATTAGCAAAACAAATGAAATAACCAAAGTAAAGGAAATAACGTGGGACGATGGGGAGGTTGTTTGGGAAAATATGCAAGAATATTACGACGAAAATCAAACATATAGTGTTGTAAAAAAGCGCCCATTAAAACCCACAGTTTCCTTATACAAAAATACACCTCTTTATGAAACAATTGAGCTGGACCAAACAAAAATAGCATCAATATCTGCAATTGTTAGAACAACTTATAGAGAGACATTTAGCATGGATGCAGTTATATCAGAATTAAATAATAAAATTGCCAATCATTATACAAACATTCCAGCAGAAGTATTTGTTATATCATTTCTAACCTGTTTAGCAATTATTTATAACAAAACAAATGAAACAGAAAAAGAACGACTTGAAAAACTTTACATATTATCAAAACCTGATGAATATTACGAAAAATATAACAGAATGAGACGTCTAAGCATGGTAGCAATTATTGTGTTGTCATGTTTAACATCAAGAAATGTTCAGCCAGCAGAATAATTTAGTTTCAAATTACAAAAAAATTGAAACTAAAATAAGTTTTTTAATTATGTCAAACAAGTAATCACCGCGATCAATCAACCACCTTTAAATATGAATCTATTTATTCTCTCTTTGAATTTTGCAGAATGCGCCGAGGCAATGTTTGATAAACATGTTAGCAAGATTCTTTTGGAAGCAGTTCAGATGCTTTGTACTGCCATACAAATTGTTGATGTTGAAAATGAAATTGGTTCCAAAATTAAATTATATAAAATTGCGCATAAAAATCATCCAGTTACCATTTGGATGCGCGCATCACTAGAAAATTACATGTGGGCGTTAAACTTGATTGATGCAATGCACAATGAATGGAAATATCGTTATAATCATCCACCAGAAAAAATGCACAAGTCATATATAGTAGCAAAATATTTGAGGGAATTTGCTCCAGATGCAAACAAGTTTCCTCAATCAGGCTTGACACCATTTGCTCAGGCAATGCCGGTAGAATGCAAATGTGAAGACGCAGTTGAAGCATATCGCAGATATTATCAAACGCCAGAAAAACAAAAAATAGCTTCATGGAGAAGGAGAGAAAAGCCCAAGTGGTATCAAATCCAAGAGAATTAAAATAAAATAAACATTAAATCTGTCTAATAACAACTCCTGCTTGGGTTTTTTCCGCAGTTGCAATCAAAATTGGTTCTACCTGGGGATTCTCCAAAGCTCTATGATAACTATCCCAGTCATATAAATTTCCACGATTTTTTTCCATTTTACGATAAATATATTTTTTTCCACGAAATTCATATGGTTTTCCGCGCCATTCAATTGGTTTTTTATTTATTTTTGACACAGTGTCAGGTTCTTCTTTTTTGTAATTAGGAATGTACGAAAATGCAGTAGAGGATGGTTCGCCAAATTGCAAACAAGTTAACTGCTCTTTTGTTCCGCGTCTTGAGTAAACAGCACAATCAATAGACGCCTCTTTAATAGCGGTTATTATCTTAGAGCTCACGTCCTCTTTAATAGTTGAAATTTCAAACAAAGCTTCGTCACTGGTTAATGGTATATGTTCCTCCTTATCCTCTTTTCCCTCTACATGAATCTTATAGACTCTTTTACTCTTGTCCATTCTTTTTAACTCTATAGATTCACCACTATCAATTTGCTTTTTAGTGAATGTCATCAAATAGAGAAACACTTCAACTGTTTGAAGTGCCTCTGGCAAATTTTTATGACTACAAATGCGGCGAGCTCTGCCAACAACTTGGTCAACGCGAGTAGGATGCCAATATGGTTCCATAATATGCACGTAGCGTGTGCTTTTCAAGTTAATTCCTTCTGAACCAGACGCAGTAATCATTAAAACTTTAATAATTTCACCCATGTGATTGTTATGTGCAATTTGTTTTAACTCGGCCGTTATGGGAGATTTTACATCCCAATCACTGTTATAAATGTTGCGAATAATTTCTTTTTCTTCCGCCGATTCTGTGCCAGTATATAAAGCAAACGTGGGCTTTCCTCTGTCTTCGTCACCAATGTTCAATTCCCAAACACCGCTTGCGTCTTTTTTAATTTTAAATTGTGTAAATCCATTTGCTTCTAAAACCATCTTAAATATACCAATGCCTTCAAGGGTTCTAAATTGACTGTAAACCAAATGTAAACCGCGATGCTCAGGGTCTTGAATATTCTCTAGTATGTTCAAATATTTTGGACTGTATTTTTGCAGGCCTTCTGGAGATAATACAGTACTTTCATGTTCTTTTAAAAATTCAATGGCGCGTTGAATGCGTTTTTCATAAGTTGCGTCTGCCAATTTTTCAATTGCTTCGTCTCCTTCAATTTCACCATCCCAGGCTTCTCCTTCCAAATCATTTGTTCCTTTCTTAGAGGTTTCTTTTAAAGCTTCTTCATATACATTTTCTAACTGTGTAGCCTCTTCGCGTTCTTCTTTTGGAAGAGGACGGCCTGGAGGTTTTGGCATAACAAAATTGCAATATAAACGCGAAAAAATACGATATGTTGAAGTTGGATCTTTATAAATACCATTCTCATCCATTAAACCCTTTTTTTTCTTAGAGTTTTTTTCTTGTTTTCTTTCTTGGGCGCGAGCGGCTTCATAAATAGTGAATTGATAATCACTCATTGGTATTTTAATAACATGAAAATCTGTAAGCTTCTCATATTTAGGCATAAGTGATTCTTGCGCACTTCTAAAATAAGATGTTAAACCAATAATACGGCGCTTGAACAATTCCATATTTTTAGTTTCACCGGAATCGGCTTTAATAAACATTTCAACAAAATCGTCAAATTTGTCAGGCAATGCCTTTTGGTAAGTAATTTTAATTCCAGACGTATTAACACTTACACCAGAATTCTCCAATATACTAATAATCTTGCGTTCAAAATCAGCGTCACTAATAGTTCCGCGTTCTTCAATATGTAATTTTCTTTTATCGTCTTTATATTCCTTCTTCTTATTGGTGACGCCTTGATAACCAGTGTCTTCTTTTACTTTATTTTCAAATCCAAAAGGGTTTCTAGTGATGGTTAGAACTTTGTCCTTGGAATAATCCAAATAATCTAACACTTTTTCTCTCGTGAAGATCTCCTGTAACTTTTCTTTTCCGACAACTTGCCCTGAACGGACATCAAGTGGAATCTCCCACGTTTTTATATAACCGCGCAAAATATTGAAAAGTATTCCAATTTCGTTAGGGTAGTTAATAATTGGCGTTCCTGATAACAAAACAATTCTAGCATTTTTTGCGCTCAATAACAAGTCATATAAAATGAGTGCCAATGAATAAGGAACTCTTTCTTTTTTTCCAGTTCTATCTACAGGAATTTCTTTTTCTTTTGCAATCTTATTTACAATTCTACTAATAAAGTTGTGAGCTTCATCAATAACAACAACGGCATCATCAAATATATTTGTTTCAAAGTTGTTTGTCATATCTTTCAATTTATCTCTGCGCAAACCGTTATAATTAATAAACTTATACTTATATTGAATCATTTCATCAAGTTGATCGTCTAAGCTTTTAATTTCGGCTGGCTCCAAATTGTCATAATTACTTGGTTTTGTTGTATTTATTAACCACGCTCCTTTTTTTCGGTTAATGTATTCAATGGATAAATTGAGGACACTTGATAATGTATCAATTGCTTCAGGATGATCTCTAGTTGAAATCCATTGCCAATACTGATTCTTCTTATAAATTGGTTCACCGTAACGTTTAATTTCTTCTATATAATTCCTTCTTAAAGATGCCGGAGTCATAACAATAACTTTTTTATTACTCTTAAAACCCTCTGCAATGGCTATTGAACTATTTGTTTTGCCGCTACCCAATCCATGAAAAAGCAAAAGTCCGCGATAAGGTGTGTAAAGATTCAAATAATCTCTAACTAATTTTTGATGAGTCAACAGAGAAAATTCTCCAACAGAATTTTGACCAATATTATCACACGATATTTCAGAGGTTTCGTCCATAACTTCATTGCGATATGTACTAAACATTGAATTAATAAAGTTGACAAATTTCTCTCGGTTATTCATAAAATAACTGGAAACCTTAATGTTTACGTGAGGTTTTTTTAGAGGCAACCGAGTTATGGTTTCAACCTTATCAATATCAACCCACTCTTCTTGAGGAACAAGCACTACGCCTTTTGTGGGACGCTTAGTGCGGCGTTTTTTGGCACCTACTTCTTCAATAATTTCCTCCTTTACTTCGGCTTGTTCCTGACCTTCTTTTCCTTCTTCCTCTTCCTGACCTTTAATAATAGGAATGCCTTCTTCTTGCAATTGGAATAAAATTTTTTTAGTAATTTTCTTCGCCTTTTTCTTCTGAGGTTCTTCTTTTTCTTGTTCTTCTTGAACTGCGCTTAACTTCATGGTTGGTTTTAAAACAGTTTTATTTAATTTGCTTTCTTTTAATTTAGTTAACAATGTTTCTCTATTAAATCCAGTGTCAGTTCCGCGCTCATCAACTATAGTTACCTTACTTAATTCCACTTTTTCTGGAGCAGTTGGAACAGGAACAACAACGGCAACTTTTTCATGCTCTTCAACAACTGGTTTTATTCTTAATTTTACTTTTAATGATTCTAAAGGATTCATTGCTTATATAAAGTAAATATATAAAACTTTATGTGGAATAAGCGTTAATTTTTTGCAAAGCTTCGCTGCAAGCAATTTGTTCGGCCTTCCTTTTAATTTTGTGTTGCCCCTCGCCTAGAAAAATTAAAACTTTTCCATACTTAACAATCCATTCTTGGATTTCTTTAAATGTTTTTACGTGGTCAATGTGCGTTGCATTATGTATACTTACAGAATGTATAGGTTGACCAATGCACAAGTACACGCCCATTTTATATCCATTTTCAATGTCGTGTTCAATTTCTAAATAATGTGGAGTCACCTTGAATTCCTTTTGAATTTTAACTTGCAAAATATTTTTATAATTATCATCATTTTGAATAAGAGCAATCCAGTCTATGTGTTTTTCAAAAACGTTCTCAACAAACTTTTGAGCTATTTGGAAGCCTGGACCGGTGACAAATACATCTTGAAACCACCCTTCTTCATCTTTTACGGAAATTTTATTGAAATCTAAAAACAAAGCTCCTAAAAACGATTCAAAAAGACATCCAAGCTTCTTTAAATTTGTTCTAATTTTTTTCTCCTCAGCATGTTTTGACAAAATGAGCCATTTATTAAGATGCATTTCCATGGCAATTTTTCCAATAGCTTCATTTTTAACTATGGCAATTTTTTTTTCAGTCATAAATCCTTCATTTTCTTTAGGAAATCTTCTATACAAATAGTATTTTGTGATAAGCTCAAGAACTCCGTCACCTAAAAACTCTAGACGTTCATTAGACTTTGTTTTCAATGTCATGCAGTCAGGTGGCCTTTCTACAATGGTAATGTTTTGCGAAAGATTTTCTAGTTGAGGGCGTTTAGTATAAGAACGATGAACAAAAGCTCTTTTATACAATTCAATATTGTTTACCATTCCAGGAACGCCATATTTAGTGAGAATAAATTGAACGTCATTCAATGTAATCTCCACATTTAGGGGATTATATGGGTTAAAAATCAATCCATCTTCTCCGCTTATAATGTCATCATCATGAAGAATATTCTTTTCAAAGGGTTTCTCTTCCATTATGTATTATTATTATTATACATTTAAACCATTTATATAAATATTATTTCCTCCCATTAAATAAAAATAAAATATTTAGGGTATATATAAATGGTAGGCATGCAAACACAGTTCGGACGCGGTCGTTACGTTGACGTTACTACAAACAGAGGAATTCAAAGTGGAGGTTCTATTGGCGGCAATAAAAAAGCTGGTATGTGGACTGGATCGCCTTACATGAGCGTTTACAACATAGGCAACCATTACACTTACAGAGCTCCTCAAACACAACCCAGCATTTTCTTTGCGTTGGGCAAGTCAACGAGAAACCCTGTGCAATACAGAAGAAATGGATATTACAGTAATCCTATGATGTAAAAATATAATATTATAACAAAATCATTTAATAACTTAATGCTTTACTTATTAAATGATTATTAAGATTGATAATCGCGAACATGAGCTACTACGTTTATGCAAACATTTTATAGAAACTGGTCCTATTTATAAAGAATTAAAAATTGTAGTTGAAGCACTTCCTCTTGGTGATGTCATCTTGTCTAAAAATGACTTGGATAAGATTATCATTGAGAGAAAAAGTTTAGGAGATTTATCGTCTAGCATAAAAGATGGCCGCTATGAAGAACAAAGTTACAGATTAAATGGTCTCCCTCATCACAATCATAATATTATGTATTTAATTGAAGGAGACCTTACAAAAACTAGCTCTTCGTCGTTTAACTCTTTCAAAGACCGCGTGGATAAGACCACTTTATATTCTGCCATGTTTTCTCTAAACTATTACAAGGGTTTTTCGGTTTTGCGAAGCATGAGTATAGAAGAGTCGGCGCTTATAATTTGCAACATGGCTTATAAATTAAACAAATCTGCAGATAAACAAGGATTTTATTCAAATATAAACAATAATAGTAATACCAATGCTTTTTCTCTCGCAAACGAAGAACAACAAACCAAAATTGCCTTAGAACAACCGGAGAAAGAAGAGTATTATTGCAATGTTATTAAAAAGGTTAAGAAGGAGAATATTACTCCTGAAAATATTGGTGAGATTATGTTGTGTCAAATTCCTGGAATTAGTTCTACAAGTGCAATTGCGGTTATGAAAGAGTTTAAAACAATTCAAAATCTAGTTGCAAAAATTAATGAATCTGAAACCTGTTTAAAAGACATCAGCTATACAAATGCCAAAGGACAATCACGCAGAATTAATAAAACTGCGATTGCCAATATTATAAAATTTTTAAAGGGTTAAATTAAAGAAATTTTTAATTTAGGACTGATTTAAAAAATTTTTTCTTTGAATAATATGTAAGCCCCCATTTATTTTTCAGTAAAGATAAATGGGGGAAGTAGCTCAGTTGTTAGAGCACCATGTGAAAGACATGGAGGTCATTGGTTAGAATCCAATCTTCCCCAATAATATATAAAATTTTAAATAATATGTAAGCCCCATTTATTTTTCAATAAAGATAAATGGGGCGCCCATAGTGGTTAGTCTATCCTCCCGGATAGCGTGTGAAGAGTTGTGAAATTTTTTAAACCGATACAGAGCACTGCAAGGGCAGTATTGCCGGAGCACCGCAATATCCGATCGTCAGGTTAAATTGCATGAGATCGTGTTTAATGGTGGAAGTCCACCACCGGTTAAAAACCGGAAATTTAGAATTTTCCACCGAGGGAAGTCGGTGGCCGCTTGCATTTGCAATATTGAGATTGCGGGACAATTCAAACATACAGCAAGTGCGAGTCTTGCTGCGCCTCCAACATATAATATAATAATTATACTTATAATATAATAATTATACTTATATTATATTTTATTATGCTATATTAATACTATGTCAAACCACGTTTTAGTTTCATCTGCTCAAATGCGCGATTTAATTAATTCCAAAGAAGGAGTTTTAAACGTGCAAAGAAATGAATTAGTTAAATGGATTCAAAGTTATAGAATGGCCAAATTAAATAAAGAACAGCTAATGCCGTCTGTTGCAACAATGTCTGCAAATGATTCTCTTGCAACAATTTCTGCGAATGATTCTCTTGCAACAATTTCTGCGAATGATTCCCTTGCACCAATGTGTGCGAATGATTCTGTTAAAAACATTGCGTTTACTGTTGGTAAAGACCCAAAATATTATCTTCCAAAATTTCCTAAGAGACCATTCAATTTAACTCTTTTGGGAAAATATTGTGTAGTTAGAAATAACTTTAATAATAATAAATACATACATTCTATTAGGTTTCCAGATACTCTATTAAGAATTTCACCATTTGCCTTTTACAATTGCGAAAATCTAAAAGACGTTTATATCGGTAAGAATGTAAATAAAATTTATGATACAGCATTCAAAAGATGTCCAAACGTTTATTTTCATGTTAGTGAAGAAAATACTAAATTTGCTTCATTAAACGGAATGCTTTTTAGCAAAGATTATACCAAATTATTAAAAGGGGTACCTTTGTTGTTTAATAAAAAAAGAAAAGAATTTATTGGGGGAAATAATTTAGAAGTACCAAATCATCCAGGTAAATTATTGTGGGATCATATTACAAGGTTTGGTAGTTTTGCATTTCCAAGAACTGAAAAGATAATCGGCGGATACTTTAAATCAATTATTGAGATGCCACCCAATTTAAGAAGTATTGGAGATTCTGCTCTTGATCTTTTATGTATTAGTGGAAATTTAACTTTAAAAACCCCTAAACATCTAAATAAATTATCTAGTTATTTGTTTAAAAATTTATCAAATGCAAAGAAATACAAATTTGCAGACGAATGTAGAGTCCTGAATATAAAAGAACTTAATAAGTACGGTAGGCATATCCGCGGTTTTGGTATTTTTAAAGAAATTCCAACAAAAATAATAATTTCAAAGAGCGTAAATATTATTAGTGAAACTGCGTTTGATTCTTTTTATGGCGTTGTAAAAGTTGACAAACGAAATAAACATTTTTCTTCTGAAAATAACGCAATATTTAATAAAGATAAGTCAACGTTGTTGCGGTACATATCTCTGCACGAAGGTACCAAATTAACAACACAATTTACAGTTCCTTACGGTGTTGCTAATATTGGAGACTATGCATTTTATAATACTTTGGTGGAGGAAATTAGTATTCCTGAAACAGTTAGAAATATTGGGGTTGGTGTCTTTAGTGGGTGTAAAAATCTTAAACGCATTAATTTTTCGCCAAATATTAAATTGCGCAAATTTGGAACATTTAATTTTTACAATTGTTATATAAATAGATGCATAGAAATTATGTCGTCTCCTAAACATAAACATTGGACTGACAACAATTTTGGTAATATATTTTTATATGCAGGAAGCGCAAAAATAACTAATTATGTAGACGGCGTGGGTTTAATTCCAGACACAAAAGTCATTAGAGAGGGTGACAAGATAGTGAAAAATGTATTTAAAACAAACAAGATTGACTTAAACTTATTAATTTATTTTAGTAATAGAAAAAGAATTTGTTATCCCCAAAAATCCACGAGTAATGGTCAAAATCCAAGTTTCAGCAATTTATACAATGAAACTGTAAATGAATACAAAAAAACCGCCAAACAATTATATGAAAATGGCGAAAAACGAGATGAAACTGTAAAAAGAAAGGCAACTATAGTTGCAATCATATATGCAGCGGTAAATTCTGTGTTAAATGATTTAGATAAAAATGATTTTAATTTTGAGTTAATCAGATTTTATAATTATGATCAAGCAGTTAGAAAGGCATTTAAAGAGGCAAATAATGCAATAATTAATATGAATATCGACAAAAAAATGTATAATGCCGCATACAACGCGGCCTACAACATGTATATGACAGAAGAGAAGTATTCAGAAAAAAACCCTAATGCAGATGGAACTGAGGTTATGAAAAATTTCTTTGAAAGAAATATTGGCAAAATAAAGTTGGAGGGCACAGATCGCGACGGTCGCCAATACTTTGGAGACATTAGAGTTAAATTAAAATATAGGAATAAATGCATTATTACCAATAATAGAGATTATCCGTTAACAAGCAAAACAAACTACGAAATAATGGACGAAACGTGCAATACTATTGTAAAAGTAGTAAAAGACGCCGGATTTATTGTTAAAGGACCAATCAGCGTTCCAAATAATGTACTATTAAAGAATTTTTATGCTAATTATCATCTAGAAAAAAAAATCAGAAACAATCATCCATTAATTAGTTTATCAAGATTTCCTGCTAGACGTAGTGCACACAATACGTCAGTCTGGGATGAGGAGTGGGATGCGAATGTTCTCGGAGATGGTAGGAACCTAACTGGATTTCCTAATTTCGGTAGAAAGGATAAGGGTAATGGATACGTATACAGTAAAACACTAAAGAAACCTGAGCTTAATAATGCAGAATGCAGGAGATTTTTCTTCGCTACTGGAGGAAGAGATGGTTGCACGATCGCACCATCATCAATTTATATAATAGAACCAACCAAAAAAACTATAGAATTATTAACAAAATTTAGACATCCCATTGCAGATATTATTGCAAATTGGAATAAAGATGAATGCGAATATATTAAAATACGTATACAACCAAAGAATAATAATGTTATTAGATGGAATAGAGAAATCTACAATGGGAAGCCGGGGCGAGGCGACTATGTGTTAAGGACTTATCAATTAAGAGTATTTGTTGAAAGAAAAATTATAAAGATTGTTAATGAAAATGGCGCGCTTGCCGTACATGGTCCATTGTACGGAAATAATGAAAATATGAGAATGACAGGAACAAATTTATTAAACAGCAGGTACGTTGACGAAACAACTAGAGAAATAGTTAAAAAAGAGACATTTATTAATCGTTTTATTGACATAAGCGGTCTTAACACTGAGAAAGGCGTAAAATTTATTTCTGGCGATGGCGGGCAAGGTGGGCCAGGCGGGCCAGGGGCAGGGGCAGAGGCAGGGGCAGGGGCAGGGGCAGGGCCAGGGTCAGGGTCAGGGGCAGGGCCAGGGCCAGGGCCAGTGCAGCAGCCAACAGGCCAAGACTTTTGGGCTATTGAAATAGATTCTAAAATAAATGCTTCATTTTCATGGTATTTACCATTAAATGGCTGAAAATAATTTTATTAAAGTAAAAATAAATATCGCACCAGTTTGCTAATATTTTTATATTTTCTATAAACAATTTTTGTTAGCATCTATACTTTTGGGGTACCGGTGGACATAGCTGAATTATTCACTGTCATTTTTCCAAAAAGGGCTTATAATAAAATAAATATACTATAATATAGTATATTTATTATATAAATGAACGAAGATTTGATCAAACTTATAGGAATCGTTGTCATCATCGGATTTTTAGTATATTTAGTGGCAAAATCAATGAGATTGCACATGAATGTTATGGAAGGTTTAACAAATCCAACAAGTTCATCAAGTGCCAACGGTGTCGGTGCGTCTGCTTCAAATTATGCAACAACATTAAAGAATCAAGTAACTCAATTACACAATGACACGTTGCTTTTAAACAACAAAGATTATGTTAAGGAGTATGGAAATATTATTCTTTCAATGGACGATTACATTAATGCTCTCATGTTAAAAACGGTGTTAAATATGGACGTCACTGCTGATAATGCAGATAAAAATATTAGTGCAATTAAGACGTTAAATGAACTAAACGCAGCCAAGGCTTCCTTAAACAATGTGTTGAAATATGTTGATTCCAGTTAAAAATTAAATATTTTTTAGTTTGCCAATCTCTTTACTAAAATAACAGCTAAAATGTTTGCAATTATGCGAATAAACATTAAACTGCGCGTCCCATTTTTCTATGATATTATTTACACGTTTGTCGCCGAATTTTTTTAAGCATTTTTTGTAATCTGGATTTTCCATTACGAGTTTATACCAATCCTCAATTAATTTTTCTTCATTAGATTTTTCAATATAAATTACGCGGACAATTCCAGGTAGCTTGTATCCCAAAAACATCTTAATGTATCCAATAGCATCAGGTTGTTGTTTTGGAGTGTAATCAAAAACATAAACATTGGAAAAGTCGTTAGATTTATTTTTTTCATTTGACAAATGTTTGCGATGTTGTTTGAATTTATTTAATTTTGTTTCCTTTTTAACCATTACAACATTATGAAGTTTTAAATTAGGCAAAAAAGAAACAACTGCCGAATTAAATAATTTTGTATGATATGAATGCAAAGAAACCGATAAAAAATTTAAAAAGCATAATGCAATTAACGAGTAATTAAACATTAATTATATTATAATTAGCAAATAATAAAAACAAAATATTTTATTATGCAATTCGGATGTTAACTTCATTTCCAGCATAATAACCACTATCTACAAGGGATTGCGTATATTGTTGGCCACCCCAATTATCGTCCATAGGGTCAGGGCTAAATAATAAATTCTCTTGTTCGGCGTTCATTTGGTCAAGAGGTGTAGTTGTTCCTTGGTAAAAATCTGTTTGGTCATAAGCTGGGTAAGAATTTTTATTATAAGGTTGGTCATTGCGTGTTGCATCAATTAATAATGTAGGATTGGGTGGTCTTGGGATAGTTGGCGGCAATCCGCCTTGCAAATCTGTTGGGCTAGGACGAATTTTATAAACTGAACTGCCTTGAGCATCAAATGTGCTTTGCAAGTATAAAACTGGGCAACGAATTCCTTGACTGCGTTGCCAATCCATAAACTCC